ATGTTTAAACCGGAACTCCTTTCCCCGGCGGGAACGCTGAAAAATATGCGTTACGCTTTCGCTTATGGCGCAGATGCTGTTTATGCGGGCCAGCCGCGTTACTCCCTGCGTGTACGCAACAACGAATTCAACCACGAAAATCTTCAGCTCGGCATCAATGAAGCCCACGCGCTGGGGAAAAAGTTTTATGTCGTGGTCAACATTGCACCGCACAACGCCAAGCTGAAAACCTTTATCCGTGACCTGAAACCGGTGGTGGAAATGGGGCCGGATGCGCTGATTATGTCCGATCCAGGGCTGATTATGCTGGTGCGTGAGCACTTCCCGGAAATGCCAATCCACCTCTCGGTACAGGCTAACGCCGTAAACTGGGCGACGGTGAAATTCTGGCAGCAAATGGGGCTGACCCGCGTGATCCTCTCTCGCGAACTGTCACTGGAAGAGATTGAAGAGATCCGCAATCAGGTGCCGGATATGGAGATCGAAATCTTCGTTCACGGCGCGCTGTGCATGGCCTACTCCGGTCGCTGCCTGCTCTCTGGCTATATCAACAAGCGCGACCCGAACCAGGGTACCTGCACCAACGCCTGCCGCTGGGAGTACAACGTCCAGGAAGGGAAAGAAGATGACGTCGGCAACATCGTACACAAGTACGAGCCGATTCCGGTGCAAAATGTTGAGCCGACGCTGGGTATCGGCGCGCCAACCGACAAAGTGTTTATGATCGAAGAAGCCCAGCGTCCGGGCGAGTATATGACCGCGTTTGAAGATGAGCACGGCACTTACATCATGAACTCGAAAGATCTGCGCGCCATCGCCCATGTTGAACGCCTGACCAAAATGGGCGTGCATTCGCTGAAAATCGAAGGCCGTACCAAATCTTTCTACTATTGCGCACGCACCGCGCAGGTTTACCGTAAAGCTATCGATGACGCCGCTGCGGGCAAACCGTTCGATACCAGCCTGCTGGAAACTCTGGAAGGTCTGGCGCATCGTGGCTATACCGAAGGTTTCCTGCGTCGTCATACCCACGACGATTATCAGAACTACGAATACGGTTATTCGGTTTCTGACCGTCAGCAGTTTGTTGGTGAGTTTACCGGTGAGCGCAAGGGGGAGCTCGCGGCGGTAGCGGTGAAAAATAAATTCTCCGTTGGCGACAGCCTTGAGCTGATGACGCCGCAAGGCAACATTAACTTTACCCTTGAGCATATGGAAAACGCCAAAGGTGAAGCTATGCCGGTCGCACCAGGCGATGGTTATACTGTGTGGCTCCCGGTGCCGCAGGATCTTGAGCTAAATTACGCGCTGCTGATGCGTAATTTCTCCGGGGAAACCACGCGTAACCCCCACGGTAAGTGATTAATTTCGATTATTTTTCCCGGATGGAAAATTCTTAGAAACCGATCACATACAGCTGCATTTATTAAGGTTATCATCCGTTTCGCTGAAAAACATAACCCATAAAATGCTAGCTGTACCAGGAACCACCTCCTTAGCCTGTGTAATCTCCCTTACACGGGCTTATTTTTTACGCGTAATACAATGAAATAAAAGGATTTATTTCTGGTCACGTCCACACATTGACCACATCGACAAAAAAGCCCCTCGACTGAGGGGCTTCCTGTTTGTAATTACATCCACATAATTTGCTGCCCTGACGGCAACGGGTGCGGTCTTACGGCGTGGACTTCTCCCGGCTTCACGATGTATCGCTGTACCGACTCATAAGTGATGAACGTGGCGCTGCAATTCACGTTCTGACACTGGTGATAACGCTCTTTTGTCGTGTCAGTGATATAGCGGCTTGTACGCGCATGTGCGGCATGCTGGCATAAAGGACAATGAAACATCGCGAGCACCTCTTCCGGTTTTGTTGATGGTGCCATTTTAGTTAATTTATCCTTATAAAACAAACAGATAAAATAAAAACATCACTCATCATCTTCTGTTTCGTACTCCACATCAGAAAGCCTGACCTCAAGCTCCAAGGACGTCGTGAAGCCGCTATTATTCAGAAAATGTGTCACCTTAGTGATTGTCCAGTCCTGCTCGTCTATGACGCGCTTAAAGCCTGACACTCTGACCGGTGTTTCCGTGTAAATATCTGCACGACCGGTAGCCAGGATGATGGAGAACTCCGCTACACCCCGTTGCAGCTTATCCCACTTCGCCTGAGCGGCACGCATGGCCTGTGCTTTCGTGGCATATACCGTGGTCAGGGCAAAAACATTGTCAGCCTCACCAGCCATGTATTCACCTTCGCGCGCTTCCGGTACTTTTGGCGCTTTCTTCTGCGTGACTGGTTTCGCTTTCGGGTGCTCCAGTGCGCGCAGGTGTTTCTCTTTCTTTTTGCGTTTCAGTTTTACCTTCTGCTTTTGCGGTTTCGGGTCTTTGGTGTGTAACCACTTTGCCGTTACGCCTGTATAGGCTCCGCGGTCAGCAATCGCAAAATGATGACGGTCGCCGTCGCTGCGGGTGATGGTAATCTGCGGGATTTTTTTACCGCTGGCCGTCACCCCCTGCCCCGCTTTGAGAAACAGCAGTTTTCCCATTTTTACCGACACCTCACCGCCGTTGCGTTCAGCAAGACGGGTCAGGAATTTCGCATCAGACTCCTGCGACTGGTCGATGTGCGGGATTTTAATTCCTGCCAGTGACGGCGCGACACTGGCTTCCAGCCTGTTACGGGAGGCTATCGCCTCAACAATCGCACCGAGCGTGGTGTCATGCCAGGAGCCTTCACGGCGGGAATTGAGCGTCCCGCGAAAATCTGCACTCCGGGCGCGGATGGTGACCACATCCGGCGCGCCCCGGTGTTCAACCTCATCAACGGTAAATTTCCCTTTGCATACCAGGGCAAAACCTTTCCAGCCGATATACACCGTCAGGACAGCGCCACGAACCGGCAGCCCGACCTGCCCGTCGGCATCGTTCAGTTCAATATCAAGCTGGTCAGCCTCAAAGCCCCGGTTATCCGTCAGGGTCATGCTCATCAGACGGTCGCTGATATTGCCGGTAATATCCCTGCTGTCGAGCATCAGCATGTAATCCGGCGTCAGCGTACTGCCTGCATCAAATGTCAGCGCGTCCAGCATTATCCCGCCCCCGTCATACCTGTGAATCTGGTCGCCATACTGCCAGCCTTACCAATAAGCGACTCCGCCTGTTTACCGATATCGCCATAAAGCGCGGCCAGTGATTCATCAACGCGGGTGAGTGACAGCGTAAAATCAATTTTCCGGGGTGTGCCGTCTGCAAAGAAAATACTCCCTGTTTCACTCACCCTGCTGATGACATACATGCCATAAATCATGCCAGTGCCATCCAGCAACGGCCACGCCCGGCCTTCCTCTGCCATCAGCCTGAGCGTGGTCATCGTCAGCTTGCCGCCGGTCAGTTCGGGATAAAGCACGCCGGCAAGCGTAATGTTTTCCTCACCCACACCGAGAAACTGAAAGGCATCCCGTTTACCGATACGGGAATTTGACGGCCAGCGATAATCTGATTCACGCTGCATGGTCTGGTGTGGCAGCGTCTGGCGCATAAAAACAAACATACCTAACGCGAGCATCATTTTTCGTCACCTCCTTAACCGTCATGCATCATGCTGGCACGGGCGCGCGCACGTTTATCCCGCTCGTATTTTTCGAGCGCATCCTGTAACTGGCGGTCAAGCTGTGTCCCCGGCGCAGTACCACCCGTCAGGCTGATGTGATATTCGTTTTTACTCTGGTCCACATAAGAGCGGCCAGCCGGTGCCGTAACCGGATGATAAGCCTGATAACCTGCATAAGAGCTGGTCGCCGGAATATAACCACCGCTGTCATACGTGGCGGCTTGAGTTCTGGCGGCGGTCTGGTCAAGTGTGTCTGACTCTTTGTTGATAACACCGAGTTTTTCCAGTACCCAGTCAATTCCGCTGCGCAGTTTGTTGAACGCATTAAGCGGCAGCATCAGCGCGTCAGCCAGTGCCTGCCCGAACATGACGCCAGTATCACGGCAACGGTTCAGGGTGTCCTGGGTGGCTTTGACCGGGGCAATCAGGTTTTTAAACCACTGCCACGCGGCCTGTAACTTTTCGCCCAGCCAGTCAAACACCGGCTTAAGTGGCGTGAACAGTTCCCCCACCGGCGCAAATGCCGCTTTCAGCCCTTCCATCACACCGCCAAAGAATGCGCTGACAGGCTCCCAGTATTTACGGATAAGCAACGCCCCGGCGACAATGGTGGCCACCACGGCCACAACCGGCCAGCTAATCGCCCCGATGGCGGTCATAACAGCACTGCCAACCGTCGTGAAGACTGCCCCCATTGCGCCTGCTGCCGCGATGATGGCATTGATGCCGGTGATAACCGGCCAGGCTACAAGACCAATTGCACCGATGATGCCAGTAAGCGCCAGTGCGCCACCGACAATGAGGCCGATGGTTGACGCCAGTGATTTGTTTTTCTGGATCCAGCCGTCGAGTTTTAACACATACTTTGTGGCCGTCTGAGTGAGCTTACGCAGCGCGCCTTCCTGCTGGTCAAACAGGTCAGTCCCCACCGCCTCATAAGCGGACTGAAACTCCTTAAAGTCACCGCCGAGGTTGTCCTGCATGATATTTACCAGCTCGGCGGTCTTCCCGTCTGAGGCTTTAAACGCAGCGGTCAGTTTGTCCAGCTTTCCGGTTGAGGCGGCAGTCATCAGCACGGCGGCGGCTGAGCTGGCCTCCTCCCCGAAAATAGTTTTCATGTATTCAGCCTGCTGGGCAGTACCGAGCCGGTTTTTCTCAAAACTGGCCTGCATTTCTTTCAGAATGGTAAATACTGGTCGGGTGTTTCCCTTGCTGTCTGAGGTTTTCACTCCAAGCTCTTTGAGTGCATCCCATGCTTTTCCCGTCGGTGCCTGCAGGCGGCTTAACACGGCACGGCTTCCCGTCCCCGCCATTGAGCCTGTGATTTTTGCATCATGCAGCGCCCCGACCATTGCGGCGGTTTCTTCAATGCTGACACCGGCATTTTTTGCCACAGGTGCGGCATAGGTCAGCGCATCGCTCATGCCGTCAAAATCGGCGGCGGTTTTGTTCATCGTCATGGAGAGAACATCCCCGATATGAGCGACCTTATCGTTTGAAAGCTGAAAGGCGGATTTCATCCCCATCAACAGGGCGGCGTTTTCTTCCATCGTGCGACGGTTCGCCAGCGCCATATTCAGCGTGACCGGCGTTGCCGCCTGAATGGCATCAACATCCCCACCGGCTTTTGCAATGATAATCTGCGCACCGGCTGCATCATCCGCCGAGGCGGCGGTGTTGTCGCCGAGCTGGCGCGCCTGTTTGCGGAGCGCGGCCATTTCGGCGGAGTCTTTTACCACTCCGAGCACAGCCTGTAATTCTGAGTTTTTCTGCGCAAACTCATAACCGGGCATCAGCAGCTTAACTCCGGCCATCGTTCCCGCCGCCGCAATCCCCACACCGGCAGCGCCCACTGAGGCCATATCTCCGGCCAGTTCCTTGCCGGCCTGATAACGCTGTTTGACTGCGTTAAGTTTTGCCTGTTGCGCACTGACACGCGCCAGTGCGTCACGCTGCCGGTTAAGCTGGGCAGTGGTTTCACTGATACGGTTTTTCAGTCCCTGCTCATCATGTGCAAGATTGCGGGTATTAATTCCCACAGCGGCCAGTTCCCGCTGCTGGCGTTTAACGGAATCCGTCAGGCGGTTATATTTCGCCTGTAGGTCCTCCGCCGCTCGCTTTGCTGATTCCAGCACTTTCGCCTGAGCACGGGTCGGACGTTCGGTGTTTTTAAACTGTGTGGCAAGGGCTTCGGCTTCCTGCCGTGCCTTTTCAAGTGCATGACCAGTCACGGCAAGCTGTGCACTGGTCTTGCGGAATCCCTCAATACGGGATGCGTGACCGTTCAGCTCGCGCAGTGATTTTTGTGTTTCCCGGATATCCCCCGACAGCGACTTACTCGCTGTGCGGATGGATTTAAACGGGCGGGATGCCTGGTCAACAGCCCTGAGCAATACCTGTAATTTTACATTGTTACTCATTCGTGTTTCCGCTTCGCCGGAGCGCCTTTTCGCGCCATGTGATGAGTTCGGTCAGGCTCATGGGATACAGTTCTGATGGCGGCCAGTGAAATATCACTGCCACATCCGCCATCAGGTCATCGACCGAGAGATTTTTCGGGAACGTCACTGCACCGAGTTCGGCGACAAAAAACCGACCACCTTACCGGCCAGCGCCACAAGGTCAGGCAGTTCCAGCGCGGCGACTTCCTGCTCGGTCAGCATCGGTGCCGTCATGCGCGGCAGCACTTTAATCAGTGCATCGACTTCGGAGTTCGCGACTGCAGCCAGACTGACACCGCGCAGCGTCCCGGCATTGGGTTTCATCAGCGTGACCTGTTCGATAACCTGCTCACCACGTTTGACCGGATTGTCCAGGGTAATGACGTTTTCTTTGTTCATGGTTTTCTCACTTCTGAATCGGGGTTAACCGGTCAGCCTGGCTGACCGGATGAAAATCACAGGCCGATATTGCGGCGGTGTTGCTCCAGCCGGTCGACGCCGTTCACCTTCTCAATCATGTTGATGGTGTCAATTTCGACCAGCTCCTTACCGTCCATCGTCAGCCGGAAATAGGTGCAGACCACGGAGATTTTCGACTCAGTGTCTTCTCCCTGTTTACCCTCGCCGGTGTCGATTTCTTTCTGACGTCCACGCATGACCACTTCGACGGCCACCGTTTCGCCGGTATCGTCACGCTGGTAAGAACCAGCAAAACGAATCGGCACGGCATCCACACCGGTTGCGGCGTAAAGCTCCCAGATAACCGAATCCGGGAAGCCCCCGAGCGACCACTCCATTGACAGCGCATCGTCATCAAGGCCGAGGTCTACCGGTGCGCTGCCGTTCATCCCCGCACCGCGATAGTTTTCGAGCTTACGGGTCAGTTTTGGCAGCGTGACGGACTTTGCAACGCCCTGATAGCTGTAGCCGTTCAGAAAGACGTTCATTAACTTGAGTTTGCGCGGCATTGCCATCGGTCAAGCTCCTTAATTGCTGTTAACCGAGGTGACCAGATTTGCCAGATATTTATCGGTGATACGCTGGCGCAGGGTCAGGTTTTCGAGAGGAGGCACCGGGGTATAGTCGTAGTCGATATACAGTTTTCCGGCCTTGAGGGTTTCCGCATCGTTGGATTCTTCGCTGAACCAGCAGGTCGCATCCACGATATAGCCGTTTGTTTTCAGCTCACGGAATTTGGCATTGATGCCGTCAACGATGTCGCGAATCAGCGTTGCGGTGATAGGCTTGTCCACCGCCCACATATGCGCCTCAGCCATCGTGTCGGCCAGCACCTGCGCGGTGCGGGTGTAGTTTTCAAAGAGGAACAGCGGGTCATCAGAGCAGGTACGGTTACCCCAGAAGCGGAAACCGTCACGGCGAATCAGCGTTGTGACGCCTGCCTCGTTCAGCAGGTCAGCATCGGTGCCGGACTCCTGCAAATCCCAGAATACAGAGGCGCTGATGCCGGTAACACCGTTTACCCCGACATTGGACAGCGTTTTATGCCAGCCCTGCTCCTGGTCGATTTTAGCGCGCAGACCCAGCGCACGGGCGGTGGCATACGCGGTGGCGGTGGTGCTGCTGACCGTATCCCATGCGAGGAAATCCGGCCAGATGACCATCAGCTCACGCTGGCTGAAATTCTGGCGGTAGGCTTTCACCTCGGAAATAGTCTTACAGCCCCATGCGCTGATATATCCGAAAGCGCGCAGCTTCTGACAGACGGATGCCAGTGCAACAGCCACCTCTTTGGTATCCAGTCCCGGCACACCGAGAATACGCGGTTTAACACCGGTTACCGACTCCGCCGCCAGCAGGGCTTTCAGTCCGGTGTACTGACCGTTTTCATCGGTGGTGCCGATGATATTGGAAACGGTCTGCGCGAGTTTCGTTTCTTCGTCATCGCCGGTGCCGTCTTCCACGCGCACGACAACGGTGACCGGTTTTGACTGGTCGGCGATGGCCTGCAACGATGCCGCCAGCGTGCCTTTTTTACCGGCCTTTGCAATTGCGCTCTGCACATTGGTAATCAGCACAGGTTTATTGAGGGGGAAGGTTTCCGCATCCGCATCGCTAGCCGTGCAGACCATGCCGACAATGGCAGTGGATACGGTGGAAATGACGCGGGTGCCGTCGTTAATCTCCAGCACCTGCACGCCGTGATGATAGTCACTCATCCGTTTAACTCCGTGGTTAATGGGTGCAACTATTTTCTGTTGGGCAGAGCATGAGACGCTATTTGACCTGGCTGGTCAGTGGATGAAACAACAGATAAAGAAAAGGCGGGCAATTCACCCGCCAGTCCTGATTTGTACTCACTCATTTTCCGACTGACAATTTACTTAGCCCAAAAGCTTGTCGAATGTCTCAGGGCGTGAAGCGGACATTGCTAACAGCGTTTTATGTGAATTAACAGGGAGTAGGTCAACGTAGCGCTAGTGGCGTGTATTCTGGCTTAAAGTGTGGAGCAGTTGTCAGATTCAATGCTCATTGCAAAAAATTGTGTTCTAAAGAGGGCTGTTATATGTTATAGGTTGTTAAGCACCATCGGTGTAAAATACACTTAGAAGTGTCAAACAAGATCGTTCAAAAGGAAGACAAAATGAATAACCAGCAGTTTAGGGATTTTTTGCGCAAAAATGCACATATTGTGGATTCCAATTGGAATCCAACAGATGCACAGCTAGATGAAATCAGAGCAGCAATACAGAGAGAACTAGATCTAGGTAATAAGATAAACTATAGCGGCCTTCAACATATCATTATTCGCATTACTGGCACTACTAGGGTAATGATATTTGATAGCGTTGATAATAGTGATTTAAACATGCTATTAGCTGCAGCAACAAAAAAGAGTTAATAAATGGATAATTTGGAAGAAAAGCTTTCTGCGAAGAAAGCTTTGTTTATTTCATCTGTAAGAAAATTTCTCTCGTCTAAAAACAGAGATAATTTCATAGATTGCATGATCAATGGTACCGCCTATTTCAATGAGGCAGAAAAAATGGTGGGTAATAGTAAGCTACAAGGTAAGCACAACGATGGTTTATGGGTAACTGACTTAGCCGAGTCTTGTGAGGCAATACTTGAGTCTTATCTTCTGCATATTGAATTTATCAAGTCACACCATGAAGACATGATGGGTGAAAGTTATAAGAAACCAAACCTGCATGCCCTTTCCAGTATGCAAAGAATGGTGAAGATGTATTGTCAGAAAGAATCATCCAGTCACCTGAGAGAAAGATTCTTAAAAGCTAACTTACCAACAAAGGGTTTTGACGTGGCTCACAGAGACGATATTGATACTGCAAATAAATATATAACATTAGGTATTGGGTCAGTATTAGTTATAATGTCATTTGCTTTTGCAATGTTCATGGATAATCCTTCGTATTTTAAAATCTTTATAATAAGATCAACTTTTGCTGTTGGCTGTGCAGCCTTGGCCTCATTTGTTCCTGGATGGATAAACGTTAACGTAAAAGGGTATGTAAAAGCAGGAGGAGCCATTGCCATTATTTTAATATTTTATTTCTTTAACCCCCCTGCAATGCTGATTGGCTAAATTCCCTCCTAAATATGTTCTCCTGCTTATTCCTAATTCAATCCATGGAGAATTTAAATTCTGCCCTCCACCTCCATGGTTTTTCGTTCCCCTGTAAAATTGAATTTTTGAAGTATGTATTTTTCTGAGAAAATTAAAAAATCCAGCTCAACTGAAATTGTACATCATCTATTTGGATATAGTTTTTGTTATACCAAAATATTCCTTTTCATCGCGAGGTAAAGATAACTGCAAATTGTAAGCACTAGAACGTTCATAGCAGACTTCCAACCACTGCTCACTCTCAGTCCAGCCTTGATGGATCGCGCAATATGCCCACTTGCGTCTTTTCGAACGATGCGCAGTTGCGGCCCAATGCATACCAAGGGCTTGTGACGAGCGTTAACGTTCAAACGTCTGCTCTTGGCACAGAGCGGACTGTCAGATTAGGCTTTACTCTGTGCCATAGATATGTAATCTCACACCAGAGCTTATACAACTTATTGCGGCATTTCCGGCCATTCAGGATTTGCAGGATCCACACGGCTGATCAGAACGCTGTAGCGTTCCCATGACTCCAGTCGTGCGCATTCCTCATCCGTCGCCATATTCAGCCTGACAGCGCGTTCCAGTGGCTGAATAATGCTTTCCGCTTCGGAAAGTAACGCGGCCTTTTGTGATTCTGCCTGTTGTTGCTGTTCATCTGCCGTATAAATCCGTTTAACCACAGCACCATCCTTAAACATCCATTTACCTGAGTCGTCAGCACGTCGGTTGGAGGTAATATCAGGAACCTCAACAACGCTAAAACCTTCAGGATTAAGCGTTGAAGCATCTCTGGTGATAGCGACAATAATATTATTTTCATCGTAAACAATCTTTATTGTGTCTGGCTGAAAGTTCTTCACTTCCTCATACCAGTTTTTTCCGTCCTCAGAGTAAAGCCAGATAACTCCGTGTTTCTTTGTTAACTCATACTGTTCCAGTGTTTTAGCGTTACCCGCTTTTATGTTCTTTAAGTGCATCATATTAAACGCTCGCTACATTATACCAGGTGCCATTTATATACTTTTGAACGGGTCTGTAATAAACACCCGCTATATTATCGGCAGAGTTGGACCCTGTATCCTGAACATTAATACCAGACAATACATGACCTGATGGGCACTGGAAATTCCATGTTTGCCAGTTGTTCACTCCATAATATTGCTGTGAACCAAGTCGAACATCTTTCACATATCTGGAATCAAAGTTGCCATAGTTGCCGGGAATAACTTGCGAGCCACAAAGCCAGTTACCGTTATTATCCATGTACGCCTGACCATCGGTGCCATTGGCTGTCCTTGAGTTATTAATCATGTAGATGCCAAATTGCTTGTTCCCCAGTCCACCTATCATGAACTTGCGGTCAGCGTGATTCTGGCGAAGCAACGCCTGAGCGCTATCAGTGTTAACTATATTTTTCCCAAAGATAGCGTTGTTATCGCGCATCTGAATCCACATACCATTACTGCTGTTAATAGCAAAACGGTCTGAAAGTGTCTCCCCTGAAACATTAAGGCCACTCCCCATCGAAACAGCGCCAGTAGCGTTATTAATCCATAATGGCCTTAATCCGTTATAAGTCCCCATGTTGTCACCGGAGTTTGTCAACATGAAGTATGTATTTGAACCATCATTACGAATAAAGAATCCGTAATTACCATAAGCAATACGTAGGCCGTTTGCTGATTTTGATATTATTTCGCCATTTACAATGGCATTGACAAGAACATACAAAGCATCCCATTTAAGATTCATCAGGTCTTTTGTTGTAGTACTCTGGCGGCTTCTCCATTTGAAATATTCATTGCCATTATCCCCCGTTTCAAACCACATGAATGAATCAGTGTCACCATCGGCATCATTTTTAAATCCAATCTTCGCCCAGTCAGTATTTCGAATCCAGGCAAGGATTGAGTCGTTTTCAAAAGTAAGTCCACCGGACAAGGTATCGCCATTTTTTTGCACGGCGTTCCCGGCTCGGTTTACCGTTTCCTGTAAACCGAGATATTCGATAACGGCGGCAACGGTCGATTTAGCCAGAATATCCCGCCCGACTTTTGTCAGGGTTGCCAGGCTGGCAACATCATTCCCCGTAAAATACGGAAGCCTGTCTGCCGCAGTAGCAAGCCCCGCCAGCGCCGTCAGGGTTGCATCTTTCGGTTGCTTACCCGCAAGCGCATTAGTCATGGTGGTAGCAAAATTCGGGTCATTGCCCAGCGCCGCCGCCAGCTCGTTCAGCGTATTCAGTGCGTCAGGCGACGAGTCTACAAGGGCGGCAATCGCGGCCATAACGAAAGCCGTGTTTGCGATCTGAGTATTATTCGTTCCCTGTCGCGCAGTTGGCGTCGTTGGCGTTCCGGTCAGTGCAGGGCTGTTTAATGGCGCTTTCTTGTTCGTTTCATCCATTACCGTCTTAACGGCTTTCGGCGTTGCGGCCAGTGTTTCAGACGTGCTGTTGGTCGCGCTGCTTAGCTGAGTAAAACCTTTTGCGGTCAGCGAGGCGTCCGGGTGACGTCGTGACTGTTCGTGCTCTGCAATTTTGTCATCAACGTAATCCTGCGTTGCCATCACCGTTGTGGTGTCAATGGTCAGCTCCACTGAGGCCACACTGCTGACGATGATGACCATGCGGCAGGTCTGCGAACGCCCTGAGCCTTCGGCAAGGGCAGGCTTATAACTTTCGGCCATGTTCGCCACGGCAATTAACGTTCCTGCATCATCGTACAGGCCAAGCTCACGCATCCAGAAACCGCCCACCTCCGGCGGAATAACCAGCTCTGCGATAATATAATTACTGTTTCGTTTGTCCTGCCTGATTTTGTTCAGCGCATGTCGCCAGACTTCGTGGATAAGCCCGGTCTGTCCGGCATCCGGGACAGGCAATTTACCACCGCCATCCCCGACGGCCATCGTGGTAATGTTGACCTTCCGCCCTCCCGGTGCGGTTGCCGCTGCCAGCTTTGCTGCACCGGCAGTGGTGATAACGGTTCTGAATTTTGTGCTCATTATTCCTCACTTATCCGGGGTAAACCGTAATTACATCGCCGTCATAAGCCACACCACCGACGAACAGGTCGCCGGGAATGTCCCGGGTAATGTTCAGACCAATAAGGTGGCGGCTTGCAGGTTTGGCATCAGCAATCAGCCGTTCCATTTCCTGATACATTGCCTCTGTGATACCGCTTTCCAGTACACCAATATCAAGCCGGAAGGTGCCGGGCGGGTCACTGTTTTCCCACCACTCCGTCACGTTGATGAGATAGCCGAGCGGCTCCACCACGCGTCGGATTGCGCCTATAGTGCCTTTATGACAGTGGATGAAATAGGCATCGCGGATAACGGCGCGTTTTGTCGCTTCCGGCCACTTTTCATCCCACCTGTCGACCGAAAACGCCCACGCCAGCCACGGCAGCAAATTTGCCGGGCAGGTGTCCGGGTTCCACAGCTCACGAATCCTGACCGGCGTTTTTTCAATTTCCGCACAGGCTTTTGCGGCAGCAACTTCAAGCGGTGATGAGCCGGTCGGCAGCAGTCGCGAATCACTCATCCGAGCCTCCGGTCACGACGCGGTATTCGGTGCAGAAAGACGCCTGCGTACTGTTGAGCACGATGTCGGCCAGTGGTGCGGCCAGCTCGACACGCTGCACGCCTTCCACATGCAAAGCGGCATAAATGGCAGACAGACGGATGTCGCGCCCCAGCCGGTGCTGTGCCGTGATGTACGCTTCCAGTTTTTTCACGGCGGCAGCGCGTATGGGTTCGCTTTCGGGACCAGGGTAAAGGTAAAGCGTGGCGTTTATCTGGTATTCAACGATGGCGGCAGACTGCACGGTCACACGGTCGGCCACCGGCCTGACGTCCTCACCATTAAGGGCGTTGCGCACCACCGCCAGCAGGTCTTCGGATGCGACACCGTTATTTTCGCGGGACAGCACGGAGATAGTGACGCAGGCCGGAGACGGACTGGTGACAGAGATATCCGCGACACGCCCGTCGGCACTGCGACCATGATACTGATAAGCCCCCACCGACCCGGCGACGCTTAAACCTTCAAACGCCTGCTGAATACGCAGACGATAATCCGTGTCAGATTCCATCACGGCCGGTGTCGGCGGGAGGGTCGAATCATCTGCCGGGGTGATAATCAGGCGTGTGGTGTTGTAATTGGCACCAATCACATCAAGGTCATTACCGGCGGCACAGGCCAGCATCACCGCCCGTGCAGCCTCATTCACACGCTGACGCCAGATAAGCTCACGATAAGCATTTTCCTCCAGCAGTTTGACGAGAGGCTCGGATTCCAGCGTCAGGGTACGGGCGACCGCCTCCTGCTGGTCTTCCGGGTAAAGGGAAATCAGTGTCGCCTTGCGTTCAGCGAGAATGGTTTCAAAGTCCAGCTCCTCGACCACATCCGGTGCGGGTAGCTGGTTTAGGTCGATAATCGGCATGGTTTCAACTCACAGGGATGGTTAATGAAAGTGGCTGGCCGGTGTCGTTGTGCTGGCCGGTTAACGTGACCGTCATTCGCCCGTCAAAGCTGCGCGCCGTAGTAACGGATGACAGGGTGACGCGGGGTTCCCATTTCAGCACCGCCATGTAACAGGCGACCTTAATCTGCAACTCAAGCGCCGGGGTCTGCGGCTGGTCAATCATTGACGCCAGCAACGAGCCGTAATCACGACGCATCACCCGTGAGCCGACCGGCGTGCGCAGGATATCGCCGATACTCTGGCTGATATGCTCAAGGTCAGTGACAGTCAGGCCATCACTGCGATTCATTCCGAGATAACGTGCTGTCATAGAGGACTCCCGGTTGTGCCGCCGCTGTCGCCGGGGTGTTTATGGGTATGCAGTACCTTACCGTTTGATGAGAGTTCACCGCCGGTGTGTTCAATGTTGCCGCGCATCGTCCCGCCCTTCTGTACTTCCAGCGTGCCGGTAATCAGCCTGTTGGTGCAGACCACCTCCGGTGTGTCCAGGGTGATGCGGGTTGACGCTTTCACCATGACCACCGGCACCGTGGCAGTAACAGAATCAGAAGCCGTCACGCTGGCCGTTTTAATTCCGCTTACCGTGAGCGCACTGGTTTCAGGTTCATACTCAATCACCGCCCCGTCAGGGAAACGGATATGCAGGGCATCCGCCGACGCAGACGGCGCGGGGTTATCGCCGGAATAAATCCCCGGCAGAACGAACGCCGTGTCGAGTTCACCGCCCACGGCCAGAATCAGCACCTGTTCCCCCACGGAAGGTGCCCACCATGTGCGCGAACGCCCGGCACGATGGGTCAGCCACTGAAGCCAGTCGGTGCACATGCCGCCGGTCTGCACACGGCAGCGACCGGCGTTAAGGTCGGTTTCGACGATAACGCCGGTGCGAATCATGTTGCGCAGTGCGCGCGCGAGTTCCTGAATATTTGCGAGAGTGTTCATAACGGGAAGGATGCCGCCGGACGATACCAGCAGCAATCATGGAGGACTCTGTCAGCCGTGACACAACATAATAAATATTAGTTGTAACACTTCTCTATAATCTTCATACACTCCTCATGAGCTAAATCATGGCTGTCAAATTCTTTATTAAAAAAGAAGAAAAACGCCTTCTTAACCTGAGGCATTTCAATAAAAATAAATTCATCAACCTTATGAAAGAAATGAAAACTCTTGTTTGATGTTTCAAAAACCATCAAAGAATTATGTTTTTTATCCTTCCATTTCGACATCAGATTGCGTCGCGATTTTCTTATAATCCTGAAGACATCCTCCGGTGTCGTATCGACATTCCCCCAAAACATTGCAACCGGGAAGTTTGCAAGGAAAGGGATATAATCCCCCCCTTTATACCTGAGAAAGCGGGTCCGTAAATCCATTAATTGCAACTTAAAGCCCATGTATTGCAACCACCATATGATGCAATCATATTCATAATCTGTTAACTCATCGCCCCTCTTTTCCGTAAGAAATTTCTTCAGGTTATACTCAAACGCTCCCAGCAAATCAGAATTGCACACTCTGCATGCTGGTACAGTGGCTTTGATGTAATGAGTTGACTGATTATTCTTTTTATTAATTAAAAGTTTTTCAGCATTTGACTCAAAAGCCCACTGAGGAATAATGTGCTCACGAGTAATATCGCCAGAACTCCCGCATAACACACATACATCAGCATTATGGTCAGCAATAATACAATCCATAACTTTCTTTTGAGAATGCTTTACTCTTTTTCTCAAAATGGAAAACTTTTTATCCACAAACACCCGTCTCATATAACATCTTTCGATAGAATCACTAATAACTCCCTTTCTATCAATTGTATAGATTCCTTGTCAAAACCAAATAACTCACGAACAGGATATTCCACCACAGCACTATTACGCCCCGGCTTATCCCTAAGCCCTAATTGATGTACCCGCGCAATTCGTTGTACTCCGCTGGCAAACGCCACCACCGCCGCACTCTCGCTACCTGTTGCTTTCATAAACCGGTTAGTGCGTAATTTCACAAACATTTCCCGCTTTATCCGGCCTTTCTTATTTCGCACTGGCTGGTTTTTTCTCGGTACATACGGCGTACCATCCGGGGCTTTTTGTAATTTAATTCGCTGCTGCTGGCGCTGGCGCAGTTTCTTCGCAATATCTACCGCCAGTCGCCGACGCCCTGACGGTGACAGTGACTCAGTCAGTCCGGTCAGCCGGTCTTCAAAACGCTTAAACTCATTCATCCCACTTGCTCACCAGTTCGCCATTGATATAAAGCTCCATCGGGCGGGTGACCGGCTCCGGCGGCGTGGGTTCCGGGATATTCTTCACATGCAGCGCGCCGTCCACCTCACTGACCAGCGTGCGCTCGGTCAACATCAGGCTGATGCTGATATCAAAGCTGCTGTCATTGTTGATGTCTGCATAAAACGTGAAGCCCTTTTTCTGGCCTTCGTCGGTGGTCATGATGTCGGGCTGATTTTCCCGCAGCCACGCCAGCACCGGCACAATAAGCAGGTCAAAATCACCGGTAAAGTCGGTCACAATCACATTGAGCGTGTAACGCTTTTCGAATGACAACGACGTCGCCAGTGTGGAGGCAATACTCCCGTTATCCACGAATATCCGCAGCATCTCGGGACTGGTTTTCAGCACCGTGACGGCATCAGTCAGCGCCCTGCGCAGGCTGTCGGGTTTGAGCATCGTTTTCATCCTGACAGTGTTTAATCATTTTTACCTGGCTGGCACAGCGTGCCAGCGCGTTCTCAAGCTGCCGGATATCGGCACTTAAATCGCCGTTCGTCTGCGGGTCACTGCCCGGCATCGGGCAAAGGCTCACTTTCGGGCAGGCGTTGTGGACAATCACTGGCGTCTGCACAGGCTGTGCGCTGGTGCAACCGGCGCACAGCATCAGGCAGGTCAGCGCCGTACCAGCGGCGAAAATCTTCGTTTTCATTAAGTAACCTCGTGATGGTTTTCTCGCGCTGTGCTTCACGCTTCGCGGCGTTTTCCAGTTCCTGACGCAGTGCCACCTGCGCCAGCTCGTTTTTGTCTGCCCTGGTGAGGGCAACATGAAGCTGATTTTTCAGCATGGTGATGGTCGTCTGCTGCCCGCTGGCGACGCTGTTCGCCCTGTCCAGTGAGGTGCGCAGTCTGGCGTTTTCATGCTTCACCAGAAACAGCCCCGCCACCGCCAGCGATAACAACACGACCAGTGCAATCATCAGCTTTGACATAGTTCCCGCCCCTCAAGACGCTGACGGCAGGCCGTACGTATCAGCCGGAAGAACACCGATGCCACGAGATAAATCAGCGCGGTAAAAATCCACCCGGCAGCGACCAGCGAGATAAATGTCGCCACCATCACCACCAGAGCTACTGCCCGTCTGCGCCACGGCACCGGCTGCAAAAACAGCGCCGTGACAATCTTCACGGCCAGCGATTCCGGTGGCAGCTCCCGCCCGTAGCGTTCCAGTACATACTCTGTGGCATACACGCCGACACCACCGGCAACCACACAGATAACCGTCGCCAGAATCGCCCAGGCGGCGACAAAACTGACGGCCACGCTCTGCGGGTAAATCAGGGACAGTGCCAGCATCAGCGCCAGCGACACGTTCAGCATCAGTGAAAGGGATAATTTCTTCATGGTGTTTACTCCGTTTAAGCCGGTACGCCGCCAGCGGTACGCCAGACGGTGACCAGTTTTTCCAGTGAATGCTCACGCTGACCGTAACCGGCACCCGGCAGGGACGCCCAGATATTGCGACAGCGTGAAATGGCGCGCTCAATGCGTCCCGCCCGGATGTCATCCAGTGCACCGCGTTCGCGGATCAACTGAATGGCGAGTCTGTCCTGTGACAACGGACTGAAATCCGGCAGGGCAAGCTGTTTGCGGTAGTGCGGCCAGAACAGGTAAAGCTGCTGATAGCGACCGGAGGCCGTGGATTTTTCACCACGACGGTTAAACACCTTCGCCGGTCGGCCATGTGCGAACGGGTGGTCACTGTAGTCGGTGAAGATTTCCGGCTTCCCGTCCAGTCCGGTGACTATCACGTCATAGCCCCGGTTTTTCGTCAGCGGGTGATTCGCCGTCCCTTCGGACACGGCCAGCATGTCGAGAAAGGCAGCGATATTCTGATGCGTGTTAATTACCGGCATTACTGTTTCCCCCTGCCCTTAAAGCGGCGCTGAATGGCAATCTCAATCACCTGATAACCGGCGATACCCAGCATGGAGCCGATGCCGCACACCGCAGGCAGTGACAGGTCAGGAAACTGCACCAGAACAACACCGGCAACCATCGAGACAAAACCACCGAGCAACATGCGCCCGATAAACAGACGCGGGGTGATGGGTTCACCACCGGCAAGCACCTTGCCGACAACAATCAGCACCCCAATCATGAAAAGCGACAGGACGCTTTTTTCTTCTGCTGTCATGCGTTACTCCCACAGATTGACAGTTTCAGCCACGGGCGCGGTCTGAACGTCGGGCAGTTCGACGGCGGTGCCGTGTGGCAGCACCGCGCCCAGTTCAGCCAGTCCCGGATTTGCGGCGAGCACGGTCTCAACCACGCCCTCAGTGCGCCCGTAATACCGGACACAAATGGCGTCGAGCGTGTCGCCCTGTAGCGCAAAGGTCTTCATCAGATTTGACTCACGATGCAGCGCGGCTTGTCCTGGATACGCGCCACCGCCCAGCGCATATCCCGCCACAGTTCATCAATGGTGCTGTCAATGCTGTCGGCCTTCTTGTCGCCTTTCGCACTGGCATCCACGCCGCGGTAACGCTCATAAAGCGACGCGGTCGCCATCGCACACACGGCGCGCTCGTAGTAAAAAACTTTGATGCTTTCACCGTCGATGTCGTCCGCCGGAACGTCCGCCAGACGCGTAAAACCGGCGGCAATTTTCTGTTCGCGGTACTCGTACAGCTCCGCATTCGTCTCCGCCATGCCTGACTTGATGGCCTCACGCAGACGGGCGGGGGCGACGGTCTGCTCAAGGCGCATACGTTCCCGGACGCGCTTCGGGTCGATATCGGGAAAAAAGAACGTGTTTTTAATCACCGGCTCGTCGCCTGCCGGTTGCGGGATGACCACCGTCCCCTCACCGGACACGGGAGCCTCCTTTCGCGGAATAATCAGCGTCATCATGACTACCTCTGAAAAGTCGGGCGGTGGACGCCGGTGCAGTGTCAGGTGATTCACCCTCACTGACCGGCGTGCCGCCCTGGCGCGGGGCGCATTCGGTTGTTAACTGGCTTTCTTTTTCGGGCGTCCACGTTTTGCCGGTGTCACGCTCCGGGTCTTACGCGGGGCGCGGGTGACCGCTTTTGGCTGCGGCTCCGGCTTCGGTTTCAGCTCCCGCTCCAGTCGTTCAATCTCTTTTTTGACGCCTGCCTGACAGTCGAGCTGTGTCGCACGTTGCAGGTGAGCCAGCGCACCGGCGGCATCACCAGCGTCACGCAGAAACAGACCGGTGATTTTGTGCAGCTTTGCGCGCACTTCATCAGGCATGTCAGCCGTGGCGGTCAGTTCAAGGGTGTCCGTCAGCAGGCGGGTATCCACAGACTCACCGGCAGCGTGGGCACGCATGGCCGCAAGCGCCACCTCCTCGGTGAACATGTACGGCGGGGTGCGGCGGTGTTTACCCGGCATGGTCAGACCGTACTTCAGGGCATAACGGGCAATCTCCAGCGCACCGGCAATATCGCCGGTATCCAGACGCCACAGCATGACCGTCATCAGAATGTCATCCTGTGCACCTTTGCCCTGCTCCAGCACGCCGTTCACCCACGGCAACCAGAACGGCAGCAGTTCGCGCTTTTTCGCGGCCTTCAGCTCTTTTGAATAAATCGCTTTCAGTGTGCGCTGGTCTGCGGCCAGCTTGACCAGCATCTGCTCATAGACAGTTGCATGTCGCAGCGGGGCGGCTTCCCGCTGCGCGGTCATCGCTGCCGAGACCCGCATCATGTGGCGCTGTGCGGGACTCGTCATCGGTTACGCTCCCGGCTCTGCGGTCGCTTTAGCCGGTGTGGAGAAATCACCGACCTTAATTTTTTCCACCAGACAACCGGCGGCGTAGTCTTCCACCACGTAATCAATGTTCATTGACTCGTAGTTCTCCACGCGGTCGAGTTTCGGGTTTTCCACAATCACGCGGCGATGGCTGTCATCCATGTAGTAGATGGACAGATTTTCCAGCTTCGTGATGAGCATCGCATCCGCCGGGAAGTACGGAACGCGTACCGCCGGCAGGTTACCGATGCGTTTCTGGCTGATGATGACGTCAGCGGCCAGCATTTCGCTGTTGTCCTGCTCCTTGTTGATGATGGGGAAATACTTGTCCGCCAGTAGCTGGCGACCCACAATCACCACAAGGTCAGGGTCTTCCTGATACCACGGTTCAATCAGGTTGTTGGTCGCATCCATCACCAGCGCGTCAAGGCTGGCATAATCACCGCCCTTACCCACGCGGATGACCTCAGAGGTGGTGCGGCCTTCCTCGTCAGTGACCTTGCTCATCACGCGCGCCGGGGCTTCATTGCGGTATTTCTGCAGCCAGCCGACGGCCACATCCTGCAGCATCGGATTGCTGCTGCGGTCAGAGGTTTCGGCACGCTTCACGCCGTTAAAACCGGCCATGATGAAATCAAGGGACTGGCGTTTGATAATGGCGTTACGGATACGGAGCTGGAAATCCTGATAACGCGCCCACAGGTCCAGCGTTTTGTAGCGGATATAAAAATCGAAGTTAATCTGGTCGCATTCGTACTTACTGGACGCCAGCTTCGAGAAGTCCTTCGGCTGACGCTCGGTGCCACCGGCGGTGTCGGTGGTGCTGGCGATGGAGCCGGTGACACCGATGCCAATTTTTTCCCCTTTCATTTCGCTGACCGGCACAATATTGATGCGGGTCAGAAAGTCAGAGGACTCCTGCATGGTGTTCATCAGGGTCTGGGTGACCGACGGTTCAACGGTGAATTTTTTCGACACATCACCGGCGTCGATGCCGTTCAGTTCGGCAACACGGGACAGGTAGGCATTAAATTTAAAGCGGGTTTCCTGGCGCATAGTTTTTCCTGAAATTAAGGGTTAATCGTGAAGGTTTTCCCGGACTGACTGACGTCGGTCAGCAGTTCGTCATCAGGGCATCACCGCCACCGCCGGTGGCCTTGCTGCGGCGCTGCTGGGTCAGACTTTCGGTGCTGTCGAGACTGTTTTTCAGGCGGGTGAATGCCTGGCTGGTTTCATCCGCCCTGTCAGTCACCTCCTGCTTAAGTGCGGAAAAAGCGGTTTCCATCTCAGCGAGGCGCTGCTCAGTGGCGCTCAGTTTTTCCTGCACATGTTCAGCAACAGCGGTCACCGCCTCATGCACGTCATTCAGACGGGCGTCATCGCTGGCCTGTTTGCGGCCAAAAATGGATTTCACCTTTTCGGTCAGGGCGGTGAACACGGTTTCAGGCAGGTCTTCAAATTCCAGCTCAACAGGCGTTGCCACTGAAATCAGGTTTTCAGGGCTTAATTTGAAGCGGTTCAGGGGGTTGTGTTTTGCCGTGCGGCAGAATTCCAGATATTCCGTGCCGAGGCTTGCCGGGTCATCGGTGACGGCCAGCCCCACCAGATAACATTTGCCGGTGTTGGCAAAGTTCGGCTGAATTTCCATTGAGGTATAGACCTTCTGCGCGGCCTTGTTCATCGCGATAAGGTCATCGGTCGGGGTGATTTTCGCAAACAGCGCCCATTTGCCTTTCAGCGCCGAATCATCGTCAATCTTTTCGGCCTTCAGTTCGACCACATCGCCATAACGTTTAAAAATACCGTCAGGCAGGATGCCGCGCAGATGTTCCAGGTTAATGCGGCAACCATAGACTCGCGGGTCAAAGGTTTCGGCCATTTCCTGAATATCCTGCGCACTGATGACACGCCCGTCACAGGTGTCACCCTCAACGCCGATACGAAAGAATTTTGAGACTTTTTTTGCCATTGTCAGGAGTCCTGAATAGTGATTAGAGGAGTCACATGTCGGCATCAGTTTCCCGACGATGCGCATCCTCCGCCATCAGTCCCGGATGGCTTATCACTGACACAACAGCACCTTAGCGAATCGCAGGGCGCGACTCAGTAGCCTTGCCGTGTATTCATCACGGCGAGGTATTCATGACCATCACCACAGACACCACTCTTTTACACGACCCGCGTCGTCAGGCGGCGCTGCTGTACTGGCAGGGGTTTTCCGTGCCGCAGATTGCCGCCATGTTGCAGATGAAACGCCCGACGGTGCAGAGCTGGAAACAGCGCGACGGCTGGGACAGCGTTGCCCCCATCAGCCGTGTCGAAATGAGTCTGGAAGCGCGGCTGACCCAGCTCATCATCAAACCGCAGAAAACCGGCGGTGACTTCAAGGAAATTGACCTGCTGGGACGCCAGATTGAACGACTGGCACGGGTCAACCGCTACAGCCAGACCGGCAACGAGGCAGACCTTAATCCGAACGTCGCTAACCGCAACAAAGGCGGGCGTCGCAAACCGAAAAAGAATTTTTTCAGTGACGAGGCCATCGAAAAGCTGGAGCAGATTTTCTTTGAGCAGTCTTTCGACTATCAGTTGCACTGGTATCGTGCCGGGCTTGAGCACCGCATCCGCGATATCCTGAAATCCCGCCAGATTGGCGCGACGTTTTATTTTTCCCGCGAGGCGCTGCTGCGCGCCCTGAAAACCGGCCATAACCAGATTTTTCTGTCGGCCAGTAAAACGCAGGCGTATGTGTTCCGTGAATACATCATCGCCTTTGCCCGGCTGGTTGACGTTGACCTGACCGGTGACCCGATTGTCCTGGGCAATAACGGCGCAAAACTGATTTTTCTCGGCACCAACTCCAACACCGCACAGAGCCATAACGGCGACCTGTACGTCGACGAGATTTTCTGGATCCCGAATTTTCAGGTACTGCGTAAGGTGGCATCTGGTATGGCCTCACAGAGTCACCTGCGCTCGACCTATTTCTCCACCCCGTCCACGCTGGCGCACGACGCCTACCCGTTCTGGTCGGGTGAACTGTTTAACCGGGGACGCGCCAGCGCCGCCGAACGCGTGGAAATCGACGTCAGTCATAACGCCCTTGCCGGTGGGCTTCTCTGTGCGGACGGCCAGTGGCGACAGATTGTCACCATTGAGGACGCCCTGAAAGGCGGCTGCACGCTGTTCGACATTGAGCAGCTCAAACGCGAAAACAGCGCCGACGATTTTAAAAACCTGTTCATGTGTGAATTTGTTGACGACAAGGCATCGGTGTTCCCGTTCGAGGAGCTGCAACGCTGCATGGTCGACACGCTGGAAGAATGGGAAGACTATGCGCCGTTTGCCGCCAATCCGTTCGGCTCCCGCCCGGTATGGATTGGTTACGACCCGTCACACCGTGGCGACAGCGCCGGATGCGTGGTACTGGCACCGCCGGTGGTGGCCGGTGGCAAATTCAGGATACTTGAGCGTCACCAGTGGAAAGGCATGGACTTTGCCACCCAGGCTGAATCCATCCGCAAACTCACCGAAAAATACAACGTCGAATACATCGGAATTGATGCCACCGGCCTCGGTGTCGGCGTGTTCCAGCTCGTGCGCTCGTTCTATCCCGCCGCGCGTGATATCCGCTACACGCCGGAAATGAAAACCGCAATGGTGCTCAAGGCAAAAGACGTTATCCGCCGTGGCTGTCTGGAATACGACGTCAGCGCCACCGACATCACCAGCTCGTTTATGGCTATCCGCAAGACCATGACCAGCAGCGGACGCAGCGCCACGTATGAGGCCAGCCGCAGCGAGGAAGCCAGCCACGCCGACCTCGCCTGGGCGACCATGCACGCCCTGTTAAATGAGCCACTCACCGCCGGTATCAGCACCCCGCTGACATCCACCATTCTGGAGTTTTACTGATGAGCAAGAAAAAAGGGAAAACACAGCAACCTGCGGCAAAAAAAATGACCGCCAGCGCCCCGAAAATGGAGGCATTCACCTTTGGTGAGCCAGTGCCGGTACTCGACCGCCGTGACATTCTGGATTACGTCGAATGCATCAGTAACGGCAGATGGTATGAGCCACCGGTCAGCTTTACCGGTCTGGCAAAAAGCCTGCGTGCTGCCGTGCATCACAGCTCACCGATTTACGTCAAACGTAATATTCTGGCTTCAACGTTTATCCCGCACCCGTGGCTTTCCCAGCAGGATTTCAGCCGCTTTGTGCTGGATTTTCTGGTGTTCGGTAATGCGTTTCTGGAAAAGCGTTACAGCCCCACCGGTAAGGTCATCAGACTGGAAACCTCACCGGCAAAATATACCCGCCGTGGCGTGGAGGAGGATGTTTACTGGTGGGTGCCGTCCTTCAACGAGCCGACAGCCTTCGCGCCCGGTTCCGTGTTTCACCTGCTGGAGCCCGATATTAATCAGGAGCTGTACGGCCTGCCGGAATATCTCAGCGCCCTTAACTCTGCCTGGCTGAATGAGTCGGCCACGCTGTTCCGCCGCAAGTATTACGAAAACGGCGCACATGCCGGATACATCATGTACGTTACCGATGCCGTGCAGGATCGCAACGATATCGAAATGCTTCGCGAAAACATGGTTAAGTCGAAAGGCCGCAATAACTTTAAAAATCTGTTTCTCTATGCCCCGCAGGGGAAAGCCGACGGCATTAAAATTATCCCCCTCAGTGAAGTGGCAACGAAGGACGATTTTTTTAATATCAAAAAATCCAGCGCCGCTGACCTGCTGGACGCGCACCGCATCCCCTTTCAGTTGATGGGCGGCAAGCCGGAGAACGTCGGGTCGCTGGGTGATATTGAGAAAGTGGCAAAGGTCTTTGTCCGCAATGAGCTTATCCCGTTACAGGACAGGATTCGGGAAATAAACGGCTGGCTCGGTCAGGAGGTCATCCGCTTTAAAAACTACTCACTGGACACAGACAACGGCTGAACATCGCCGCCTGCGGGCGGCTTTTTTACAGCCCGTCATCACGCCCTCACACGCTCACCACCGCACAAAACAGCCCGCAGACACACCAACGCCCCGGCTAACAATCTAAACGCCATCACGACGCGCTCAGACGCTGAAAAAATAAAATCAGCACCACCGCCAGCGCGCAGTGCTTTCCCCGCCTCGCCCGCCCGCTTAATGGGGCGGTTTTGATGCAGTTGTATAACGACGCAGACTTCCTGACAGTTCTATCAACTCATAACAAAAAAAAGCATTACAGATGAATGCAAAATCATGCAACTAATGATGGCGTACAGGCTAGGTGAGAAAATAAATGCTATTTCATCAGTCCTATAAAAGCTGCTGTCATGCTACCCAATGCACCAATAGCAGCAAATAACGTTGCCCAAAACATGCTTTTTTGGCTACGAATATTCTCATTATATCGTTGTTTTTCATTATTGAAGTGATTTAACGTATTAATTGCTTTTCCGGTGGGCTTATAACCATCTCGAGTCTTTGAAATGTCCCCACTCTCTACAAGGGAATCCAGACATAAGCGAAGTTCTTTTATGAGTCGAGAATAATCATCATGGTAGATCCATAAACGTCCTGCCACATCATTCATAATTAGAGTCTCACTGAATGGTTTTTCCCCTTGTTGCTCTCGATAAATTCTGACAATTGCAGCCAATACCGTCATTACATCAGTTATCTCCTGCTTGCGTTGTCGATACAAATACTTCTCACGACTTAGCTTTTTATTTTGACGATCCGCTATTCTTCTAAATCTAAGTACATTAAAATAAGATAAATCATCCAATGAGTCAAACTTCAATTCATGCGCATGATAATAATAAATTCCAGAAAAGGAATTTGATGTAAGTCGTTCTGGTTTAAGAATTGTATCAATATTGAAAGTTTTATTCTGATGATTCCACTTCTTAACCTTTATAATTCCGTTTGAATAACTATCAAAAAGATAGTCATTACCCTCGTCATCCTTAATGTAAACGGAATACATATCGTAATGAATGGCACTCTCATACATTAAACTAATTTTGCCATTTTCAGGGATCTTCTTTGACTCAAAAACTTTCAGAAACTTTACAACATCAACTTTATTTTTATGCCTCATACATTCAGCCTTGACTGTAAACCACCATATTAAATGATTGCACTAACGACTCGTACTACTTATTGTTCAACCCAGTCAGAACTGAAAGCAAACTTTTGCACTAACTGGGTTTCCATCATAATATATCGATACTAATAAAATCCGATATTATTATATTTTAGTGTATTAAACCGATGTATTTGCTTTCAACGTCAATACCTTCGATCTATAACGTTTTTCAATAACCCCCATTGAATATAAACGACCAAATAATTTCTTTGCTGTTCTTGTATCTTTAGCTTGTTCTACATCTTTTATTATTTTCCAAAGCTCTATTTCTCTAGCCATAAGATAATGCTGTTCGTTCCTAACCTTTAAGCTATCCCCAAATACTATCACTCCTGTCACTAGTTTAGGCTTATCCCCAGCATATAATTTCGTTTTAGTTGGATGCATAACGTGTCCATGCTTATTAATAATCTTACGAATCACGCTGCAAAACAATCGATTTACATTATCTCCAGAAAAAGTAAGATCATCGACATAAACTGTCATTTTCACACGAAACTTCTCACAAAGTTGATTCATTTCATCAAACATTCTGGAATTTGCAAAATATGCTAATGGCATACTAATCCGACTACCCGTTGGCAATCGTTCATGACAGGTACATATATGAGATAAAATATCAGCCACATCTGGCGACATTTTCATTATTGAGAAAAAGAAAGAAAATATCATTTCTCTTGTTGTTGACGGAAAAAAAGATCTAATATCTGTAGTCATCAACTTCTGATGATTGAGATGTGCTTTAGCATTTGTTATGTTAGAGCAACTTTTTTTACCAGAGTGTAAATATTCGGGCATAGCTATACGCAATAATAGACTCGCAATACGTGTATGCACTACATCTAATTTTTCTAAAGGCTTTTGTATTTTCCGTATTTTATTTTTTTTAGAAAGCTGTTCAAAAATAGAGTAATTACCCTCATCCCTTTTCAAAACTGATAGGTCATTGATACTAACGCAGAGCAAGCTAGCCAACTTTTTTTTACTTTTAAGTTTATAAAGTGGCGAATCCGTAATAGGATAAGATTTATTTTTAGTTGAAACCTTCAGCTTAATCCTTTTTTTCATTTCTTTTACTTACCCACTCTAGTATATCCAGAACTTTCCCTGCCAGTTTTAAACGTAAACTTTTGGATAATCGTCCTTGTGTCCCTAATGATTCTGAAAAAAAGACCAAAGAGGATACTGGCATGTCGAAATGGGAAGCATAACGCTGCAAAATATCAATCGACGGCACCCATAGTCCGCTTTCAATCTCTACTATTCTGCTTTTTGGAATACCTAAAGATGATGATAAGTCAACTATTGATTCTTTATGGTATTGCCTTATTAAACGAAGGGCTTTATGCAACATAGGCAACTCCATCTTGTTGAAACTAGGGAGGACGCATTACTCATCTCCCCCTTCAAAGAAGTCAACTGCGCGAGTGATCCAATAAAGTAGTCTAATAAGCCACTTAATTACACCCCAAGCGTTAGGAGTCTTCTTTTTCCGGTTTAACTTGTTTTGCGCCTGCTGTTCGTTGGTTACTTTATCATTTTTCATGATCTGCTCCTTATGTCCACGGTGTGCAAACGATATGTCTGCTCCAGCACCATGGCTCGCCCTCATAAGGATGAGATTGAACAGCACCAGCTCCCTGCTCCACGAACCCTTTGTCGCCCAAAGGGTTCGAATACCCATACGCTATGCCGCGTGAATCAGAGACTCCTGTCGCTGACAGAGGCGTTGCGCGGGGTAAATGTTAGAAAGCATTAGCTTTCCACGGGCAATAAATACCCAATTGATGGCGATTTATCTCACTAACTAACCAATGATTGAATCATACCAAGTAAACCGTTGTATTTGATCTCTCCTTATATAATTTTTTGTTATTAATAAATATAATTAAATAACAAAATGAAATAAAACTAATCTTCAACCGTCTCATCACAAGAAATATCAACAAATCAAGAATATCGTTTGATTATCTAGTCTTTCCAATTCATTAAAATAAAAACAATGCTTCATCTTCAATTCCCGGCCAAACATCAGCAACCGGATACGTGAATTTTTTCCCGTCATAATTTACAGTTGCTCCACGCGCCAGCGCCTCAAGTTCCCATCGCTGCGGCCTGATACCGTTCTGAGCAAGGTCAACGCGGATACGGGTAATTTGCATTCGTTCTGACCGGGTCAGTCTGGCCGATGGCGCTATTTCATGTGGTTTTAACGGTTTTCCGTTTCTTTGCTGGCGGTTTGGTCTTCTCAGTCCGTGTTTTAATGCCCCCCTGAGCGCCCTCACGACCTCCGGGTCACTCCATTCGATGACACCGTCATCAACCAGATTAAGCACTGCTGCGGCGTTCTCAGTAGGTGTGGGAGCCGGTAACGAAGTATCACCACCGGTGAGCTTTCCACAGTTATTGACAGGACTCCGAGGCGCGGCGATGCCGCTTTTTAAAGTCAAAGGCTCAACGACCGGAACTTTCGGAACAATGCGCCAGTCCGTCGTTCTGGTGATATGAATATGACGCGCGCCGAGATGCGGTGCGTAAATGCCGACCACTCTCTCGACCTCTTCCTCGTACTCGTTAACGTCATCCGACGGGCTACGGGCGACTCTGACAGTCTGACAATCGCGCGGAACATTTGCCCCACCCTGCGCGCTGATATACAACGCAAAATCACCTCTGTCTGCGGCGGCGCGTGCAGCCTCGACGCGCTCGTCAAACTCATCAGCAATGCTGACGCCGCGAGGCAATTTGCGTAGTTCACGGTAAGCCCCCATTGTCGGCAGACCAACCGTTTTAAATTGCGGAATGCGCCACGTTGACGCCCATGCGGTAACAGCCGCAGCAGTATCTTTCAGCGGCCTGCCGGTATCGTTATCGAGCTGACCATCCAGTGCATAGCCATCGATGTTTTTTGAGATGTATTTCGCGATATATCCCGCAGCACCGCCCCGGTTAAGGTGTTTTGCCTGAAAACGGTTTCGCGCGGCTCCTCTTTCGTCGCCATCCTCTTTGAGCGCATAGCGACGCATGATTTCGATAATCTGGTTACGCTGGCGTGGATTACAAAAAAGCATCATATGCCAGTGCGGCGTTCCGTCGTGGTGTGGCTCGACGACACGCAAACCGTAGACCTGTAAATCATTATCCTTGAATGCCGTGCGCATCAGGCTCCAGATGCGGCAGAGATAACGCTGCGCATCCTTTGGATTAAATGCCTCATCGTTCCAGCCGTGATTAAGCTGAACGGTTTTACTTTCGCCTTTTCTGACCTGACGAGTCGGGTGATACTTTGACGGCGCGGTCAGCGTGATAAACATCCCCACATCACCCTCTGCGGCGGCGTAACGCTCAATACCGGCAATGGTGTTCATCAGCTCCATCCGGCGAATTTCAGGATTAGAAATACTGCCCATCACCTTACTGATAAGGTCGATGCGCTCGCCGGTTTCCCTGTTTTCAAGGTCACACGATTTAAGAAATTCCAGATTTGCCTGGCGGCGCGCACGCACATCACGAATGGCGTGTTTACTGGCATAAGGAGAACGGTCTTTATTGACCTCCCCGACAGCTATCAGTAACGCTTCATGCCAGCGCATACGCTGGCCTTTAAGCTGATGAGTCCACCACTCATCGTTAAACAGACGGGCAATGGCAGAATATGCCTGCCTCGTGGTTATCTGTCCTTTACGGTATTTTTTCCAGTAGAGCGGGGAAATATTGAAAGCACGTGCAGCGCCAGCAACATGACCATACAGGTGAGCCTGCGCCTCATCCGTAAACAGTGATTCTTTTTCGCCATGCGCATCCACCCAGGCATCGCTGAGTTCCTCATACATCATGAAAAGCTGCGATGAGATACGGGCAGCAAACTTTTTCAGCTCCTTGTCATTCATTCCAGGCAGGCGCGCATAGTGGTCACGCTCTGCCAGAAACAGCAACGACGCGTCGGTGTTCATTTCATTGCGCTGATTAACGCGCTCAATGCGCGGCCATAAACGACGCTGAAAAGTGGATGTGAGGAAATAAAACCCGTGCAACGGGCTTTTATTGCGCCGGATGTAGTCATAGCGTGAAGTAAACAGCGAGCGCAAAAAGTAAGGCAGGCGGTTAATCGTGGATAAAACACCTTGCACCTGACGCATCTCGTCACGTGTAAGGGGTCTTTCGCGCCCGACAGCCTCGCGTGGCGCATTCCATGCATAAGCACCGGTAAACGCCTTACCGGTGCCTGCGGCAAACGCAGACGGAGGTACGCAGGTGTATTGCTCCTGGAAAGAATGACTCATTCACATACACCGGCATAGACACTACTGCAAACGGCTTTATCATTCGCCGAAGCCAGTAAATCAAACTGAGTACCCCCACGCGTTGTCATTGTCCAGTCATGGTAGGTTTCTATTCCGTATGCCTCGACTGTTACAATCTCAATACGACGTTCTGCGCGTAACGGATCATGTGTGGATGGGAAAAAAGTGGAATTTCCCCGACGGGAGCACGACGCAACCAGTCGTTCCCATTCAGCAACCCGCTTTATTTCCTCCGGCCACCGGCGAAAAATTTCTGCCAGTTCAGATTTACGGACATGAATACATGGCATACAACCAACACGGCCACACCCCTGCTGATATAACGGATTTGGCTTAATGTCATGTCTTCTGGCTATTGCAAATACATCTTCATGCTTCCAGTGCAAAATCGGGCGATATACATGCAATCCGGGGGTGTTGTCTGCATCCTCTTCCCAGACAGGTAAAGCTGCGCGTGATGGCGATTCCTGAGCACGCACTCCCTGCCAGCTAATCACTTCCTCAAATTCATTGAGTAAAGGCAGGATTACCTGAGAACGCACGGGTTCATGTTTCAGTTCAAATGTGCAAAATCTGGCTTTGGTTGATGGGAAACGCCCCTTCCACAGACACAAATCAAGAAACGGGATACCCGTTGGTTTGAGAATTTCCAGCGCACAACTGATGCGCTGGTGCGCTTCTTCTTCCGACATTCCACAATCGTTAACCAACAAATCAGGCCATTTGGTCTGGATAAACTTGCGCTTTGATTCAATCCGGCAGGAAAAATCAGCCCTGACCCTTTGAATTGGGCCAAGCCGTTTTTCCAGATAATCCAGATATTTCATTGTCTGTGGATGTTCATGTCCCGTATCAGCAAAAACCGGCAATATGGGTACATTTTCTTCAATAGCGACAAGCCACTGAGCAAGGCTGTCCTTTCCACCTGAAACAAAAATAACATTGATGGTATTTTCAGTATGGCAACGAGCATCAGTAATCATTCAGACGCTCCTCTGGAGAACGCCTCTGAACAACGCTTGCTGAGCTGCTCAACCTGCGTGTTTAAATCGGCAAAAGATTTTGCGCTTCCGGTCAGAATATCGTGATGCATCAGGCCGGAAACGAGCTGGCTTAATTTCGGATAATAACCAACCACCGCCAGCCATTCCTGACCGGCGTTTTTACCGCTTTCCGCTCTCTTTTTCTCGTGGAGAATAAACTGAAAGCTGTCACTGGTAACGACATAACGTTCGCCAATTTCAATACGAATACTCATGCCGTTCTCCGGTAATGCTTGTTTTTTGCTTCAAAGACTGACTGGCAGGAAACACAACGCGTGGCTGACGGATAAGCCGCACGACGGGCAGCAGGTATTGGCGCGTCACACTCTTCGCAAACCAGCGCAGAAACACCGCAATGTTTTACCCTTGCCGCGTTAATCTGGCGCTCCAGTAATTCAGCCTGTTGTTCCTGAATAAAATCTACGTTGTCCGGCATTACCAGCTCCTTTTGTCGTTCAGCTTCTTAAATTCATCAGCACAATAACTGGCGATTTCTGTCGTTAATTTCGTCAGTTCATCCACGGCGGAGATTTGCTTGTGAAATACAGCGCGTTTAACAAGTAAATTGACCACATCAGACAGGAGGTTTAATTCGTTCTGATAAATCGCGATAACAGACTCAGTTATTTCGCGTTTTTCTTTATCAAGACAAAGTTGAATAAGAGACAAATCACCATTTTTCATAACGGCGATTTTTAAGGCGTTATTCAGTAATACAACTGAATGAGAACAGGACATCAAAGCACCTCCCCGCGAGACAATCCGATATTGTGAAATTTTTCCGACTCCTGACTGATCAGCTCGACTATCTCCACGCGGGATAACTCCGCCTTTGTGATGTGGCGAATCATGGCGTCAAGATGAGAAGAAAAGCGCGTCGCAGCGTCGGCCTGTGCTTCGGTTCTGGACTGTTGCAGCAGTAATGCGTATTTACCGCACTGATTTTCAGAAACTGTATGCATGACTTTCTCCAGGCAAAAAGAAGCCCCGCACGATTAAGTGCGTTAAAAACTCTGGTTAATTATTTAATGCAGATATTGCTCTGGTTTTACCGACGTCAGAATTGTCGGTGCATACTCAAACAGGCTGAATAATTCACGTAATGCACGGAATAAAGCATCACGCCAGTAACATGACTCTTCATTAATTCGCCAGTATGGCTGGTTGAATTCTTTTTCAGTCAATCCGGCATGCATAAATAAAGTACGGCGCTGACTGACAGTTAAAAAGCTAATATATGCATACTCACTTGCACCGACCTGACGGCGTTTTGAGAATGCCCCACGCAATTCATCAATTGCACAAACCAGCCGTTCACGTTCGACGTCGTTCATTTCTTCAAAACGCATCGTTGCGTGACGTTGTTTTAACTGCGCATGAAAGCAAACTGTTAGCCGTTCGCGCTCCATCATCTGATTATAATAATCACATGTATCCTGCCAGCGAGGAACGGCAAGATGCTTACCAATTATCCGGCGCATGGTTGCTGGCTGTTTTTCAACGAGATTGAGCGTCATCACTGTCATTTCCATACCCTCCGGCTTTTCAGAAAGGTCAGAGCCTTTTTTAACGGACTCTGTTTTTTGGTGCGGATAATGATTCCCTTACGCCCCTTACCGTGGGTGATGGTGAAGTCAATCGCCCTGGGGCTTTCGTTACGCAGTAACTGAGCAATACAACGAGGCTCATTCATACGGTTCTCCTTAACGTGGTTCACCGAGACCTAACCACATCAACCAGCCGTCACGAATCTCTTTAGGGCGGCTTTCATAAGCCAGTTTTAGTCCGTTATTCCATGCCGGAAGGTATACCCAATATTCACCTGCACGACCTGAAGCTGATTGTGGATCGGTCATATCAATTACAGGCAGCTTTCCTTTATCGATCATCCGACGAACCGCTCCTGTCGATTTTCCTATTAGTTTTGCGAACTCCTGATAAGGAATCGCATCAGTCATGAGTGTTACTTGCTTGCTCATGTCGTCCCCCAGCCCTCATGAATTGCGTTTAATGCCTTATAATGCCTTTTAGTGCCCACATCCAAGCACTAAACAATCTACATCTAAACTAAATACTATTGAGATCTAAACACTATGTCAAACACGATAAGCGAGAAGATAGTCTTAATGCGAAAATCAGAGTATTTGAGCAGACAACAACTTGCTGATTTAACAGGGGTTCCGTATGGCACGCTGAGTTACTATGAAAGTGGTCGTTCAACACCTCCAACAGATGTCATGATGAACATCCTGCAGACCCCACAATTCACCAAATACACTTTATGGTTCATGACCAATCAGGTCGCTCCTGAGTCCGGGCAAATTGCGCCCGCTCTCGCACACTTTGGGCAAAACGAAACAACGTCGCCCCACTCCGGTCAAAAGACTGGTTAACAATTCATCGTGAATATATTCATCACAAGTGCCTACTATTGGTGGCTAAATTTCAGCCACCACGAAAAAAGCGATTAGTAGTCGCAAAAAAACACACCACTCGGAGGGTTTTCTGATGGCAATCAAAAAACTCGATGATGGTCGATATGAAGTGGACATCCGCCCTACTGGACGTAATGGAAAACGCATCCGTAGGAAGTTTGATAAGAAAAGCGAAGCTGTCGCTTTCGAGAAATACACGTTGTACAACCACCACAATAAAGAATGGCTATCAAAACCAACAGACAAGCGACGTCTGTCGGAGCTGACACAGATCTGGTGGGATTTAAAGGGTAAACACGAAGAGCATGGGAAATCTAATCTTGGAAAAATTGAAATCTTCACAAAAATAACGAATGACCCATGCGCATTTCAAATTACGAAATCGCTTATCAGCCAGTACTGCGCCACCCGAAGAAGTCAGGGTATTAAACCTTCGAGTATCAATCGTGATTTAACATGTATTAGCGGCATGTTTACAGCCCTGATTGAAGCGGAGTTATTCTTTGGTGAGCACCCTATCAGAGGGACAAAAAGGCTTAAGGAGGAAAAACCAGACACAGGCTATCTCACGCAGGAAGAAATTGCCTTACTGCTTGCTGCTCTTGACGGCGACAACAAAAAGATTGCGATTCTTTGCCTGAGCACTGGAGCACGTTGGGGAGAAGCAGCTCGTTTGAAAGCAGAAAATATCATCCATAACCGCGTCACGTTTGTTAAAACGAAAACAAACAAACCACGCACCGTCCCGATCTCAGAGGCTGTTGCCAAAATGATCGCGGATAACAAACGAGGTTTTTTATTCCCTGATGCTGATTACCCTCGCTTCAGACGAACAATGAAAGCAATAAAACCGGATTTGCCAATGGGGCAAGCCACACATGCACTAAGGCACAGCTTTGCCACTCATTTCATGATTAATGGAGGAAGTATTATCACGCTACAACGGATACTAGGTCACACGCGGATTGAGCAAACTATGGTTTACGCTCATTTTGCGCCAGAGTACCTTCAGGACGCCATTTCTCTTAATCCGCTAAGAGGTGGTACTGAGGCCGAGAGTGTCCACACAGTGTCCACAGTAGAGTAACGTTTAAGGGCTTTCAGTGGTAATTTATGCCGCTCAAACCCGCATTGTACCGTTGAAAGCCCCTACTGGTGACACCCTAAATCTCCCTTACACGGGCTTATTTTTTATGCATAAGCTGTAAATACGGATTGATCCCTGGTCACCGTCTTCCATTGACCACATCGATAGAATCCTCCTTCATAGCACGATGCCTTTCACTTATCGACATCGTACTCGCACAGGTTCCAGTTACGCACAGCCAGAACGCGCATGTTTGACGCTTACCAAAAAATATTCTCACTCTCCACATTTGAATGTCAGACGAGCGACGCCATGTAATCCTGCACCTTCTGTCTTCAGGTCAACTATCTGCATTTTTTTGCCCTGAGTAACACAGAAATGAGTTGCATCATTTTTTACTATATTTTCTGCACCAGATATTCTACCCCTGGCTAAAGAAGCTTCGGCTTCGGTGTAGTATTGGTTATCGAGTTTACGCTGAATATTACTTTTATATGCAAGGCCAAATTTACCGATACTTGTCTCATCATTATGCACAGCACAACCAGACATAAGAAAAACACTAATTAATGATATAGCAGCTATCTTTTTCAC